GTGTACGGCAGAATGACAGGGACTTTATGACCCCCTACCCCCTCGTGTGGCTTATTGTCTTTCCTAGACCAAGAGTATCTTTATTGTCGTGGCTGTCAAAGTTTGACAGCGTCAGAACCAGACGATGCCACGCTTCTCGTAGACGTGCTTCGCCAACGAGTCATCTGCAAGCGAGGCTGACAACGCAATGATCCCTGCCACCACAGGGTCAATACGCTCCACGCTTCGCTTCTTGGACGGTCGGAAGTTGCCATTGGCATCCTTGTCCACCACTACGTTACTCATTGCCCAAGTCAGGACTGGATTGCCATCGTGGTGTAGTTTGTGGGAAACAACTGCCGACTCCCACATACGTGTTGGTGACGATAGGTTGAGGAACGACTGCGGAACACGCACCACGTTGATGCCTTTGGTCTCTAGGTTGTTTGCAATGTTCTGTGCGTTGTAGGGATCGTAAGCAACCATCTTGACCTTATGCTCTAGGCACAGGGCTTCGATTTGTGTTGCGATAAACGAGTAGTCGGTTACGTCACCAGAGGTCAAGGTCATGTACCCACGTCTAGCCCAGTCCTCGTAGGGTACTGCGTCACGCCTTGAACGTTGCCTTGCGCCTTCCTCTGGTGCGTAGTTCCAGTTCTTGACCCACAGGGAGTCACCGTCAATCCAAACCGCTGTAACGCTTGATATGTCGGTTGTCTGGGCAAGGTCAAGCCCAATGTAACAAGGCAATCCATGTAGGCTTGTTACGTCAAACTCCGTCTTGCAGGCATCCCAGTCGGACATCCGCACCCACCTGTCGGAGGCAGATACGTGTTGGCATAGGTAATAGGTTCTAAAGGGCGTTTCATAGGAGGGCAGTTCCTTTGCCTTCTGTGCTTCGGATGAGTACCACTCGTTGGTGGTGATGAGTCCAAGAGATGGGTTTGCCTGCTTCCATGTGGCTTTGGATGTCCAATCAGCCTCTGGTGGTGCGTAGTGCAGGCAGGGTAAGAATGCGGGGTTATTGATTACACGTTGGCACACCTTCGTGCCGTAATCAAACAACTCGTACTCAAGCGATTCACGTAACGTCCCTGCGGTTGTGATGGAGATCATCATGGGTTGCCTCCTTGCGCCCATAGATGTCATAACAGCCTCCCACAGTTCTTTACGGTTTTCCATTGCATGGATTTCGTCTGCGATACAGGCAGAAACGTTTAAACCGTGCGCTGATGGGGCATCGCTTGATAACACCTTGTAACTTCCATAGGTTTCAGGGGCTGTGAGAGCCATTTGGAACTGTTGTGTTTTCGCTTTAAGCCTTGGCTCGTTGATAGCCATTCGACACGCCCGATCCAAGCACAAACGTGCTTGATTGCGATCTCGTGCTATCCCAATGACAGAAGGCGTTGGTTCATCGTCTGCAAGCAGGTGGTAGAGTGCTAGTGCGGAGGCAAGTTCCGTCTTGCCTGACTTCCGTGGAATCAACAGATGGCATTGACGATAGCGACGAGTGCCATCTGGTCGTAGCCATCCATAGAGGTTTCCCACAAGCGCACGTTGCCAAGGAAACAAAGCGAATGCTCTGCCCTCCCACTCGCCCTGCGTGTATCGGCACAGCGTCTCAATGAAAGTAATGGCGTGTTTTGCGCTTTGCCAACTCCACGTGCAACTTTCTGCCGTTGCTATGGCATCGTAGTTGGGGATGGTGTTAAAGGCTTCAGGTTGCCATTTAGCCGATGGAGAGCGCACGACTGAAAAGTATATCAGCCTTGGGCTTTGATGCACCAATCGTTTCTATCCTTGCACGTGTTGCAGGGGTCATTCCAAACTCACCCATCAAACGAAACAGCAATACGCCGTAGTCTATCTGCATTTTTACCCACGGCGATGTCTTGGTCTTGAGTGGCTTGCCATCGGCATCACGCTCCACGGTTATTCGACCATAACGCTTGAGATCTTCGGTTGCTCGTTTCCACTGCAATAAATACTCTGCCATCAACGCTAGAGAGATACCGTCCGCCAACGTGACCACACGCATTGGCTCAAGCAGTTCAAGTATCTCGTCCCAACAAACACCCGCTTCTTCAGACAAATAGGATGGTCGCTCTGGTGTCGTAGACAACAGCACAGGCTCTTTGGTTCGGTTGTAGACAACCTTTTTCGAGCCAGATAGTTTCAAAAGCGATAAGGGTTTAGGCTTGCGACCACGCATCAGCATTATTATCCACGTGCAAGTTGTTCTTTATTCCAAGCCTTATCTAATTGCTTAATCATCCTTTCGCCTTCTGCCGTCAATCGCTTTACCTCTTTGTTGAGTGCTTTGATTTCCTCGTTTGCAAGTTTTAAATTGATTTGCAACCATTCAACCGTATCGTCGTCAACAGGTGTTTTCATGGTGTCTAGTTTTCGAGGCGTTCCACGTTTTTCGTGTGGTCGTCCGTTAGAATCAATTGGGTAGATTGGTTTCATGTGTTGTTCCTTTAATATTTCCAAGCGTTTTTACCAGAGAACTCTTTGATTATTGCTTTTGTCACTGCCGACCATAAATCGTTGCCTGCTTTTTTAAGAAATATCTCTATGTCTAAACGTTGTGAAAGCGTTTTTACCGCCTCGTCAAATGCACCCGCAGACAGACTCTTTGCTTGGTATTGTGCAACTAAAGCCTTTGTGTCCCTCGTTGCATCGCTATTATTTAAGATGGCTTGCAGAACCGTTTGAGCGTGATGCTTTGCGAGAACACTTCCTGCTTTCTTATATTCCGAATCACGTGTTTCAAGTTTCACGTGTGGTCGTCCGTTGGAATCAAATGGGTAGATTGGCATGGTTGCTCCTGTTGGTGAGTGTAACGCTTTGGCAAACACGATCAAGTGAAATGCTCAAGACGCTGTATGTACTCCAAACTAAACCGTTCACGTAAATAGTCGCTTTCTTCTTGGTCGACCTGCTCGTTGCCCACCCTATCCGCAGGCAGGCTCACAATCAATTGAACGCCGTAACGCTTGCTTGCTTCAGCCATCCACATAGCGTCATCGCAAATAACCGTTATTTCGCACGGTGGAAGCACACCTAGTTTTCGAGCGTGTAGCAATCCCTCTAGGCTTGCAAGCATAAATTGGTGCGCCTTTTTAAAGGTTGTCTTCTTTTGAAACTCTCTGCGAATCCTTCGATAGTCAACACCAACAAACAGCGGGGACGTTGGTTCGCCCAACCACACAGCCAACAGGATGATTTGCGAATTGTTGCTTGCCTTGCGACACAGAACATCTGATGGGGTTTTAATTGAGTCGTGGCATCGCTTGCATAGGGGCTGTAGGTTTTCAGTTGTGTTTGTCCCGCCGTCCGAGATTGGGAGAATGTGATCAACCACAGTTGCGGGGACGGTTCTACCAACAGACAGGCACAATCTACAAAGCGGTTCTTGGCGCAGTTTCAAAAGGCGCAGTCGTCTCCACTCGCCGTTGTATGGGCTTATGATTTTTCCGTTTCGGATAGCACTTGGTGTGTACGGCATTATTTTATCACTATGGGAAATTCAATAGCACGGATCGTTATGCACGTTCCCTGCGTGTCGCCAAATATTTTGGCACTATGTTTCTCTACAACCTGTGCGTCATCGCACCAGATGCCCGAATCGGTAAGCGAATCCATCACAGCCTTTTCAAGGTTGTCAAGGTCGGGCTTTGAGATTTTGAATTGCGCCTTGGTGTTTTTACTGCGCTTTGGATGTAGAAACGAGAACAGAAGATCAAGACGCACCGCACCTTCAATCGTTGCCACGTTTTGTTCGCTTGCTTTTACAACGATGCTTTGTTTGTATGCGTGTATTGGATGCTCGCTTGGCAAATAGTGATGTACAAATCCACCACGAGCAGTTGCTCGATGTCGTGGCTGTGCAACAGGAGTGCCGTCGACGACAAAAGAAATAACGCTCACGGTTTGTTTTCCAATATCCATTTGATTTTGTCTCTCATGGTTTCTACCCACTCTCGCTTTTGTGATCGCTTGCGATGGTATTCGAGAAAAGTTAAAAGCAATCGCATTTGACCATCTGTCCACGTGCAAGACAAAATCCAACGTTCTGCTCGCTCCTCGCAAGCGTTACGCTTTGCCTCGTTCTCTTGGCACGTCTTGCAGTTTGTTTCTATCACGATAAAAATGGTATCACCACCCTCTTATGCTTTGCACTCGCCATGACAAATCTTGGCTTGTCGCTCCTGCTAAATACCACGAGCGTAGGTCTTTGGAGTTTGGAGTAACGACCACGCAGGACTTTGCCATCGAGCCTATCGCCTGCTTCAGTGCGGACGCACCTGTCTGTCCTGCTTGATCACGATCCGCAACCACCACCACGTTTTTCCCTCGTGACCTTCCAACAACCTGTTGGACGCTTGACTGACAACCAGTTCGTCCCACTGCGTTAAAACCTAGGTGGGCGCACACCACGCAGTCTGACTCGCCCTCGGTTACCCACAAATCCTGTGACGACCTGTCGTAGGTCATAGGAACAATGAGTCCCAACCTTGATCCTGTGACACATAACTTTTTACCAGAGGGGGTGCGTAGTTTGATCCCGCATATTTTGTCGTCGTTGCCATACATCGCCACCGCCCAAGACCCGTCGACCATCCCTATTTCGAGCCTATCCACAGACACCCCAAGCGAGGCAGACAGCCTGTCCCTGTCCGCTTGGGCGCAGGCAGATACCGCCCGTTGCCACGCCGAAGCCCAATCTACCGCCTGTGTGGGGGTTGGGCGCACAGAACGCAACACGTGCGCTCCTGTGGGCAGGGTAGCCCCGTGCAACCACCCCGCCTCACCAATACGCTTGGGGCTTTCCACCCGTGGGCAAATGGCTAGTCCCCGCCCCACGTCCACCACGCACCACCCTTGTCGGCTGTGCAGGTGGGAGCATATTGGGCAGGGCAACGCACGAGATACCCTTGCGCCCTCAAAGGTTACCTCACCAGTTTTCTTGTCAACGAGTTGAATGGTCATGCTTTTCTCGTCGGGCGTTCAATTCATCCCACCGCTTCTGAAGCAGTTTTGTTTCACGCATAGAACGTATTGAGTAGCAGATGCTAATAAGACCACAGGCAATGATCCCCATACTGCACCACGTGCGTAAATCAAACTCGTTCATTAAAACGGGTATCCATCGCTTGGTGTGGTTGGCGGTTGTGACTCTTTAGATTCCCCTGCAATGTATGGTGGGGTAAACGCTATCGATAAGAACGCCCCTTTTTTACCCTGCTTGATCCACGCAGAGATTTGATGCTTCTCTCCGTTGACCATTGACACGCCTTTGTAGTCAGGGTGCTTGTCGTTTGTCTTTCTATCGTTGCGAAACAATACTCCGCTGTTATCACGCTGTTCAAACTCTGCCATTGTCATTTTCCTTTCAATATGATTTCTCTTGCTTCTGCCACGGTGACCACCGAATCTAAATTGCAAACAACGATTGACGATGGAACATCCACCCCGTGCTTATCAATCTGCTGTGCATAGGCTTCCCCATTTTTCATAGTCATAAGACGCACCCGAACAAACGCCTTCTCGTTTTCATGAAAGCGTCCGCTCATTGGTGTGTACTCAAAGACTGGAAGATGCGTGTCGTTGCCACTCATCGTGTCCACCCCTTCATCGCACGGTCAATTGCCTCGCTTGCACTTCGGCGATCTAACCCGCTTGGATTGATCCCACGACTGCGTAACATTGCCATCTGCTTTGCGCTCGGCGTTGACGTGCCAATGCCAATCAAACGTCCCGCCTCGCCTGCCGTGATGTTTACAGCGTGTTCTATTTTCAGTCGTCGCAGGAAGTTCAACTGTTTGTCGGACGCAGGCTTTCCCCGTCCCCACCCCACGCTTCGGTTGGGTGCGATGTCGTCCATGCCAAACGGATCAACGGTTTGAGAACTGTAACTTGCTTTGAGGATCAGACTTTTACGTGCGAGTGCTTCGCTCTCGGCAAGCACGATGCGCTCTGCTTCGGTCATCACCGCTAGAACGTCTTGGGCTTCTCCGTTTTCCGCAATGATTCTTTTCGCCCTTGCATGACTCTCTGACGGACTTTTTCCTTCGGTCAAAGCGTCAACGCAATGGATGAGTTTATGTTTGCCTGCGTTGCCACAGAAATCAATAACCTCCAAGAAGGGCTTGGGTGAATTCTTGATGCTCAAGACCCTGTCGGTTGCAGTGGTGTCGGTGTCTTTTATTGTGCTTGGCAAGGTGCGTGTACCCCTGCCAATCATCTGCGAGTAGAGGCTTCGTGATTTCGTCGGGCGCATCACCGCTATGCACTGCACACCCTTTCCATCGCTCGCAGGGTCGTCCCACCCCTCGGTGATGATTCCTACGTTGACCAAGAACTGGTGGTTTCCAGATGCAAACGCTCTGAAGATATCCTTGCGAGTTTCTCGTGGTGTGTTTGCATCCACGCACACCGCCGACGAATTCTTGTGGCGATTTATGATCTCGGCGATCCGTTTCGAGTGGGCTACGGACGAAGCAAAGATCACGCACCGCCTGTCGCCCACAATTTGAATGGTGGGGTAGACCATCCCGTGCAGGACTTCCTCATACTGCACGATGCGGTCGAGGTCGTTGATATTGAGGTCGCCTGACGATGTCTTGCAACTCGACAGGTCAAGCGACCCAACGCTCACCATGCGCTGATGTATTCCCACAAGCCAACCGTCCTCGATACCCTTGCGAATACCGTAGTCGCAGGAGACCGATCCAAAGATAGAACCCAACGCCGTGCCGTCCGATCTATCGGGTGTGGCTGTGACCCCTAGTATTTTGATGTTAGGATTCCCGTTGCGATAATAATCAAGCACCGCCCGATACGAATCAGAAGTTGCATGATGTGCCTCGTCGACAATGATCAAACTAAATTGAGTGGGATCAAACTTGTGCATTCGGCGTTGGTTTCCCCGCCCCGCCACCTGCGTTTGGATTGAGGAAACCACCACAGGACTCCTAGACCAGATCGTTTCGGTTGACCGAAGGTCACCCATTTCGATCTGCGCTTCGCACCCTGCGATGCGGGAGATAGAAGCGGAGGCTTGGTAGATCAGTTCCTCTCGGTGCGCCAAGACCAAGACTCGGTCGCCCCGTCCACTCTGAACGATGCGCCGAACGATGTCAGCGAACACCACGGTTTTTCCAAGCCCTGTCGCCATCACGAGCAGGGTGGAATTTGTCGCCTTGAGTTCTGCAATACTGCTGTCGACCGCAGTCTGTTGGTAGTCCCGTAGTTTCAAAGCGCACCACCCTTGTTGACTTGTTCTTCACTGTCCAACATCAGATCCAAAAGGGTAGTCTGTGCTTCCCACATCAAACCTTTTGTTGATCGGATAAGATTGTCAATTTGAGTTTCCTCATCAAACTGAAAGTCGCAGTTCTGAACCTTTTGCAGATCACGAATAGCGCAAGCATACTTTACGACTCGTGCCGTTACAGAGATCAGCGCACCAAGGTTATTGGTGTGGCTCTCTTGCTTCAATGATCGATCAAAGATGTAAAGCAGGGTGTTTGCTTTTCTTGACAACACTTGGTGCGTCTCGCCACCTTCGTAAAACTCTACTGCCACGATCTGGTGAAAAATTATATTTGCGACTCCGCTCAACTTGCTCAACAGTAGGTTTTGCGTTTCCTTATTACTCGTGTGCGCTTGGGTGTAATTCGATGTCATACTAAATTCCAATCTGCCCCTGTGGGGCGGGTTTCCGATCTCGATGCGACATAAGTATAGGCAGGGCGATAGGCTTTGTCAACTGCCTTGTTTCCACGTTATTTGCCACCCAATTGGCTTGCGGGGATTAGGTTGTAATGTCGCTTTGTGATCCACCCAAGCGTCTTACAGGTGGCGCACCCGACCCCTTCGCATAGCGGACAGGTCTTGTGGGGCAACGCAAACTCGATCCCGCTCTGCACGTTCTTGATGTCGTTCAGTAACGATTGTCCATTCAAATAAGCCCCGACTTCTTTATTCTTGATGAGCGACGAACACACATCGTGCAGAACTTTTATCTGGTCGATGACTTCGCCAAGCCTATCCAGTGCATACTTCCGTTTCCAAAGCACGGATGACGTGTCTTCTTCTGCCACAGGCAGTTCAATTTCAGGAAGGTCATCCGATGCGTTGAGTTTTTCCTGCGCCTTCATTTGTCGTTGCAGGCTTGATACGGACTCGTGGCTCACGCCACAGTGAAGTGCAATCTCTCGTGACGATAGGTTTGGCTTGACGGACAAAGCCATCACGATGGATCGCTGTTTGTCCTTGTTGGTTCTGCGAATACCGTGTGCTTGGTTTGCGGAGCAGGCAAACCAGATCGCATGATCTTTGTCGTCGCAGGGAAGCAAACAGCACGTTGCGAAGCCCTCCTTGGCTTGTTTGAGTGCAAGCACACGGTGGAAGCCATCCACCACCCAAGCGGTGATGCCATCCGTGCGAACCTCTATCGGCGGGAGTTTGTCCCACATGATTGGGTCGTCATACATTTCGGCGTAAGAGGTAATCGCTTCTGCGGTCATCGATTGACGTGATTGGGTCTCGGCAGTCATGGTCAATATTTCGATTGGCAACATGACAGGTTGGGTTTCGTTTACTAAATCTCGCAGGGCAAGATGCTTACTTAAATCGTTCATGGGCTTTTTCTTTTTCATTACTAGGTGCTTTCTTGTTTGTAGTTGACAGGCGTGAAGGGGGCTTGCAGGCTAGTTCCCGACCGCTGTTAGGGTCGAGAACTAGCCCACGGAGTCGTTGACTGACGCTCGGAGGATGCGGAAGTTCCCTGTGCATTGCATTTTGATCGTGGTATCGATCCGCTACGGCACAGACGAGCGTGACGAAAAACACGTCAGCACTGGGTAGGTCGGTGTAAGTCCCAGTGTCTTAAAACCATATCGGATACGATGTCTCCGATTGCGACAGCCAAATCCCCGCAGGGCAACAGTTCGCTTTGGCACGAAAGTTTAGTTTTTCAAATCCACTGTCAAAGTTTGACAGCAGGCGGTTCAGTTGTATCAATCTTGTTTGATTTAATCCATAGGGCAATTCGTGGTAACCATTCGGTTTTCCATTCGGCAAGGTCGTCTGGCGGTGATATCCCCTTGGTCTGCATCGCCTTTGTCAGCAACGACAAATCAAGCGATGCGCCTGTGAGAGTCTTACGCAGTTTCAGCGCACCTTGAAATCCTAACGTGGTGTCCGCAGGCTTTCGGTTTTCTGCTTCACGGTCGTCCCTCTTGTCTAGGGAGTCCGCTTCTTCCTGCTTCGGAATCAAAAGAAGGTCACGCAGGAAATATGCAAGGCTACTCGTTAGCGCACCCGCCAAAGCCTTATCCACAGGGCGACCCTTGCCTTCAACGATAAACCAATCCGTTGATCGCACCGTTGCACCACCGCTCTCTGCGTGTGTAAGATGGAACGTCGATTTGAGAATTGGCAACATGGGTAGCACCGCTTGTGCATCGTCAATAATAAACTCACGGTCTACAGTCAAACCGTGTGCATTTAGCGCAGACCTTGATACTGCGACAATCGCCTCGGCTGTGACGTATTCATAGTTTTGAAACGAGTTTTTACCATCCTTGCCCACACCACGGATTTCCCGTTGGGCGTTCAAGAGTGCAATTGCGAGTGTGGTCATTTGGTTTCCTTTTTAACTGAAATGCGAGTGTGAGATGATTCCGTTACAAACCGACTAGCGATGTCAGGAAACTCGGTTTGAAACAACTTACCGTTAAAACGCTCGGATCGAACCTCCGACATCGTGATTGAGTACGCTCCGCCCTTGCCCCGCTTGGCTGTCCCCAAGGCGGTCACAAGCCTCGCACGAGCCTCGTCTGCTTCCTTCTGCGCCACGTCTGCGATCTGCTTCAGGCGGTCGTCCTCCTCAAAGAGATCGACAGGAACAACAGCCACCGCCTCCGTGTCTCGTGTGATTTGCTTCAGCACATCCAATGACGCAGTCCCCGATGGCGGGATGACTTTTACGCAGTTCTCCCAGAACCTCTCCACCGCATCCAATATGTGCTGTGCGTAATCGTGGTCATATTCCACACGAAACATTCGCAGTTTAATTCCACGGTCTCCGACCAGACAAGCGATGTGCGCCGTCTGCGACGAGGCACACATCATCTGATACATGACCTGTGCTTTGACGTATTCAGGAACATCACTCGATCCATCTTCGCCCCACCCCGACGACATCCCTGTCGTCTTGGCTTCAACGATTGGGTTGCCCCTTGCAGTTGATCCCACCATGCCGTCCACGTTTGCTCGCATAAATTTATGCGCTCCAACAAACACAGATCGTGGTCTCACCACTTTGACACCTAACTTCTTGGAAGCCATAGCGAGGATTGGAATCTCCAACGCCGATCCCATATCCATCGCTTCATTCCCCTTGATGTCAGGCACTTGCTTCGTGCGACGAAGCCACAAGTCGTAGGCAGTCGACCACGGATTAATTCCTAGAATCGTCCCAATGTCGGACGACCCAATTCCTTTTTCTCTTGCGATGCGCTGTTTTTCTGTAATCATTTCTTTTCCTTTCTTGGTCGTCCCGTGGGACGAAGTTTGAATTCAGGCAACTGCGCTCGTGTGTACACGAGGCGGTCGCCAACGTAGTCGCCCACGATCTGCCTATTGAAAGCAATCTGGCGAACACGACAAGCGGTCACGCCATAGAGTTTGGCAATCATTGTGGCTGTAAAAAGGTCGGGGGCAGGCATATACTTATCTCGCTTTCGTTTGGGGTGTCGCCGTACGCATACGAGCGCACGGCGACACCAGTTTTTCGTTTGTCTTAATCTCGTTCCACAGACGATCCACTTCTCGTTGCACCAAAAGGTTCACAAGGTCTTTACGCAGTTTCCTTCTTGGGCAGTTTCTGCCCAGTTGAATTTCCATCTGCGCTCTCATGTCTAACTTTTCTAACACCCAGTCCATTTTCTTTTTCGTTTCAGATGTCATTTTGCCTTCTTTCCGAAACGAAATGTCTTACCCATACCCCACGACTTAAACACCGCAGTGAGTTGTGGGAAATCTGGAGATTTTAATTCTTTAGGACACGGGATCATTTTCACAGCCTTTGCTTTTTTAATGCAACTAGCACGAGCCTGCTTGACCGTCAAGAAATACGGATCACAATGATTTGGAACATACGCCACCATGTCGCCATTCAAAGCGTACAAGCCTGCGGTGCATCCTTGATGCGATTCTGTGGTGACCAGTGTTCCCACAAATCCTGTGGCTTTGTCTTTGTATTTTGTCGTGGTTACTTTCATGAGTTTTTCCCCGCCATATATGCTGACTCCAAAGCCCTGTGAAGTTGCCAAACAGACAAATCAACTTTGTCTTGAGGATGCCAATCCTTGATTGGTTTGCGCCACAGTATTTTTTTCGCAAGTTTGGCGAGCGTTTTCTCTTGCTGTTTGGCTCGTTTGATTTGACCTTCAATAATTGCGTTTGTCCTGTTTGCTTCGAATATTTCTCTTTTCGTCATCTTGATTCCTTCTGCCCCTTGGGGGCGGGTTTGCATTCGGGGCTTTGATCCCTACCCCCTTATCATAGTACCAGAAAGACTATTGTCAAGCGAATAGTAGGGGTTATTCTGCTGTTTATTATTGGGGCGTAAGTGTACTTTTGACCCCAATAGTGGCATTGGGGGGCAGAAAAATAATTAGAATTATCCCCACCTAGACTTGCAAATACTTGTGTTGGGGTTATGATTACACGGCAGGGATTACAGCCCCGACCGACACCCGCCCCACAGGGGCAGATTGGAAACGACCATGACAAAGACTACATTAAAATCAGACCTTACCTTCACCAAGTTTCAGTCACGCCTGCTTGACCTGACTAATGATGCAAACTTTACGCTCGGTGCAAAGTTGAGAAATTTAGACGTAATAATCGACGTGATGTTTGCCGATTCACAAGGCAATGAGTTGTTGGTCGGAACAGAAAAACATTTCCGCACTATGGCAAAAGGATGGCTCATGAATATGGAAACATACCGAAGCATCAGTATGCTTTACGGGTTTCAATGCGTGACAAGCGAAGGCACGACAATGGTTGAGGAAAACGAAAACGCCATGCGCCTTCGCAACGATTGCATGGAAAACGCTCGTGAATACATGAGAACGATTAAAAAGTTTCTAGGACGGAATTGAGTACGCACCCCACCGCTCTACCAAGAGCGGGACGGTCTGCACTCCGCAGAATGTTTGGGTTTCAGCAACCGCCACAATTGTGGCAGAAAAGAGTTTCACTATGGCGCATTTAATTACATCGACAGACCGTGTGGGCATCGTGGGCGACAAGGGTTGGCATAACTTGGGCGAGAAAATCCCCGCAGGGATGTCCGCATACGATGCCATTCGGCACATCGGACTCACGTGGGAAATCATTGAGAGCGAGTCACTTGTGGCGACGATGCCTGACGGCACGAAGGTGGACTGCTCCGAAGAAAAGAAAGCGTTGATCAGGTCAGACACCAAGATGATCACAGGAGTGGTTGGGACTAACTACCACGCCCTGCAACAGACCACCTTGGCATCGCTTGCAGACGGTCTTACTGACGGCGACAAAAGCGTCAGCGTCGACAGCCTCGGCAGTATTGAGGGAGGAAAGAAGGTGTGGATTAGCCTGCGGGGCGACAGCACCACCATTGGCGGGGACGAGGCATACCAATACTGCCTTGTCGCTAACAGCCACGATGGCTCTGGAAGCCTACGAATTCATCCATCAATGGTTCGGGTCGTCTGCGCCAACACATACGCAGGCTCAAATGCCGATGCCCACCTTGGTTTTTCTTGGAGGCACTCGTCGGGGCTTTCGCTCAAGCGAGAGCAGATCATCGACACGCTCGGTGAGTGGCGCAGTAAACTTGCGAAGGCAAAGACGGATGCAGATCGTTTGGCTGAAATTGAGGTCACCCACGACCGATGCCAAACCATCTGGTTGGAGGTCTATGAGCGTCTCCACGCATACCCGATTCCCACGATGCCGACCACCCCAGTCGAGTCCCGCCGAAAGGAACGTGCCGTGGTCGCCTTGAGCGAGATGGCAAAGATCTTTGATCTTGAACGACAGGGCGGGTGCAAGCCAACCCTGTGGCTCGCAAGCCAAGCGGTGACCAATTGGATTCAACATACTTCAGGTCGCTTGGAGGGGCAGGAACGCCAAATGTCCACCCGCCTTGGGCTGAAGTCGGCGCAGACCTCCTTGGCGATGAGTATCGTCACAGCCTCGGTGTGAGCGAAGTTTCGCACCCGACCCCCCCAAGGGGGGGGAGGGTCTGCAACTACGCAGGGTTTGGCAACACCGCCCCCCACGGGGGCAGATAGGAAACAGCATGAAAAAGAAAGACACCGTCATCTTGCCGATTTCACAAGGCAAACGAAAACCGACCGTAGGGCTTGATATTGGCACTGGGGACATCATTTGTCTCGCAACAGGCAAGGTCATCCCGCCACCGCCACCGCCACTTACGGTTGCTGAAGCACGAGCGAAACTAACGGAGGCAGAAGCCAACGCAAAGACTCAACAAAATGCTCTTGACATCGTGTACGAGGCTTGGCAGGTTGAGGCTGAAAAGATGACACCGTTACGAGAACTGGTTGCTGTTGCAAGCAGGGAGTTGATCAGGGCGCATCAAAGATCGGGAAACCAATGATCGGAAAAGCACACCTTCAAATGTTGCGCTCTTGCCTCTCGGCACGTGAGAGACGAGATGAGAAACGACCCGACCACCCGCTGTCAGCACAGCGGTTGGCGGTCATTTCTGACTGCGAGAAAATACTCAAGGGCATCGGGGTTCGCCTTGACATCGATTCTGTTGAGGTTGCCTTAATACTTGGATGGCAACCCGAAGCGGTCGTCACAGGCTCTCTGCGCCTGTCAGCGCAGGAGTGGTTGGACTCCCTGCATCCAGAGTGGATGGAGCGACCTCCTGCTCCGCAACCAGACCCGTCAACGACTCCCAACGAGCAATGACAATGTCGCAATAGGCAGGGTTGATTTCCAATCCAAAGCACCGCCGACCCAATTGCTCTGATGCAAGCAGGGTCGTTCCTGATCCTAGAAATGGATCGTAAATCAAATCAAAGTGGTGGTTGCGGATTGGAATCGCCATGCATTCAATTGGCTTCTGCGTCGAGTGACCATGTCCCGCATTGGCTTGGCGGTTTGGAATATCCCAGACGGTGGTTTGGGTGCGGTCGTCGGTGCGGTTAGATGTTTTCTTTTTACGAACCACGAACAAGCAGGGTTCGTGCTTCCAATGGTAATCGCCCCGCCCCATGACCATCGCATTTTTATTCCAGATGATCACAGCACGAATTTCAAAGTTGCACGACAGAAGTGACTGGCTCACTTCGACGGCGTGTAACGCACCGTGGTAAACGTATGCGACATCACCCGCAAACAACTCCCAAGCCTTCGTCCAATCGGCACGGTCATCGTTTGTGACCTTTCCTAATTTTGAGGATGTGTTTTTCGTGATGCCTCGCTCCACCCGCCATTGAGGGTCGTAGTTCACGCCATACGGCGGGTCGGTCACCATCATTTGAGCAACCTCGCCCGACATTAGATTCTGCACATCTGTTTCATTCGTGCTGTCCCCGCACATAAGACGATGCCGACCCAACTTCCAGACTTGACCATATTTGGTTTTCGCTTCAACTGCGGTCTGCGGAATATCAACCTCTACCACGTCCACAGAATTTGCCAAGAACTCGGCGATCTCTTTTTCAGAAAACCCCGTGACTCGTGCTAACTCCTTGTCCGATGCCTGAATTGACACAAGGTGTTCTGCCAACGCCGTCTCGTCCCACTCCGCAAACTCCGCCGACCTGTTGGCTGTGATTGCATACGCAGTCGCTTCGTCGCCCGTCAGTTCGGTTTTTACAATAGCAATCGTTTTCCACCCAAGGCTTATGGCAGAAATCAACTGCCCGTTTCCGTCACGAACAACCATGTCGCCGTCCACGACGATTGGCTTCTGCTGTCCAAACCGTGCGTAACTCAACTTGATTGCATCAATGGATTTTGTTGGATGCGTGTTTGCGTTTTTCGGGTCTAACTTTAACGTGAGCGGGTCAACGTGTTCAATTTTCATTTTCTGCATCACGTAATGGTATCAGACTGCTCTGGTGCAGGCTGAACCGTGATGTCCCACAGTTTGCGGGGGCAAGACGAAACCTGTATCTTTGACTTGGTTGCGAGCGAAGATAACTGGTTCTTGGAACAGCCACACGCACCGCAATGACCTATCTGTTCTGGAGCGTCAAAGTTTATTTGGAACGCATCGCAACCATAGCAAGTCGCAAGTCGTGCATCTTGTATTTCTTGACTTACCACGGGTTCAAATACTTTGCTTGCCATCACCCTGATAAACGACACAACACGGTCAAGTAGTGCGGGTGGCGTTGTGGTTTCCGTGCGCTCGGTGTAATCAGCAACAAGTCGCTCCACATATTGTTCTTCTGTTTCACCTTCAAGTTTTGACTTCATGGTAATTCTGGTGGGTTTTTCTTGTGAAAATTCCCCGTCAGTACGGTTGCCAAATGTCTGGTTTATTTCTTCTGCGGTCATAGTTCGTCGTGTAATTTCTTTCATAGGAGTGGTTGCACGGTTGGTGGGACGGTTTGCCACGGTTGAAAAACTGGATCAATAACTGTGTTAAGCGTCAATGGTGGGCAGACATTATCAAAGGTGTATTTGTCGTAAAAGATTTCAATATAATCAATGACATACCCTCTGGAAGCAAAGCAAAATCCACAATCTGCATCCTTAAACGATCCCATATCAAAGCCAGAACACACATTTTGATCCCCATTGGCGGGGTGTACATTAGGACAAATATCGTAATTCCAACTTATGGCTTGTAGTGTCATAGGCTTTACTAAATACTGCATAACGGTATCACTTCCGTTCCACACGCTTTGATAGGTGACGG